CTAATGGCCCTTGACCCTCCGCCGCCACCACCGCCACCAATCAAATGAATGGTGTTGCTCCCCGACCAGTCGCCAGGAACCGTCCATGTTGTTGTGGCCGTGCTGGTGATTTGATAGACCGTAAACGTTCCGCCAGCTATAAATAGCCCCCCAGAATTGTTTCCAGCATTTACTGAGTTTGCGCCTAAGTACCACCTATATGCGGTAGTCCCATTGGTAGCTGGAGCTGGTGTAAATGCAATGTCCCGGACAGAAAGGTAGTCCCCAGCAGTGATTGTTCCCGCCCCGGAATAGGCGAGTGTTCTTTGTGTTCCTATTGCGGAACTGTTTAAAGTCAAAATCCTTGTTGCTTGTCCGCCAGCTGAAAATGCCGCTACTGTTTGATTGGATCCAAGGGTGATTGTTGTTGCCCCTGTGGCGGCGTATGTATTAGTAATATTATCAAAAGTATTTGATCCCGTAATGGTTAGTGCGCCCGCGCCACCTTGATTAAGCGTCATATTTGTATAAGAAGCGCCCCCTCCCGTAAATGTTTTTGCAGTAGCGGCAGTCATGCTGACTGTGCCAGTCCCAGTAAAGGTTAAACCTATGGTGGTGCTGGCATTCCATCCGGCTGTGCCGGTAAGAGTCCAAGTGCTGCCTCCAAAAGCAATAGTCCTTGTGGATGTACCACTAGCGCTTACACTGGCAGTGGATACAGAATACCCATTACTATCAAACGTGCCACTTCCCAAATTTATCAAGTCGGAAGTTGTTAGGGCATCTAATATCCTAACAGTCCCGGCGCTTGAACAAAAAACAGCTATCCTAGTTGACCAAGTCTTGCCCGCATTTGTAATGGTTTGAAGTGAGTTTCCGCTAAACACCGGCCACGTTGAAGTGCCTGTATAAGAAGTACCCGATCCATTTATCCAGTTGCCATAAACAAGTATGCTGTTGTTTGATACCGTAAAAGAAAATGTCAACGCATTTGTTCTGGCTGACATATCTACCGTACCAACGTTCCATCCATTTGAAGAGCCGGTTCCTGCGGTAACTGTAATTGATGTGGCTGTTGAAGCATTATCAAAAACAGCGGTGTCTTGTGCTAAGGGAAAATTATTTATATTTGGTGCGCCACCAGAAGAAGTGGCCCAACCATTTGCATACCAGTCATTTGCACCAGTCAAATTCCAATAAACCGTCTTTGCGGCAGGGAACGTAATCCCACTGTTTCCGGTAGCATTTCCTAGCCGAGTTCCCGACATTGGGGAGGCTGCCCCCGAAATGGTGACGTCTCTGAAGTCAACATCAGATGCGGTTGCAATTGCGGCGCACGTTAATGTACGAGTCACTGCCCGTGCAGATGATATAAAGAAGGTTCGTCTTGTTGGATCCCCGCTGTTCCCTGGAGTAAATGTTCCATTAATTGTCTGGTTATCAACAAGAAGTATTTGACTAACTCCAGTCGAAGCTCTAGAAGCAAACGTAAGGTTTCTAAATGTATTTACACCATTAATGGTAAAGAATGTGATGCTTGTATTTGTAAATGAAACATCATAAAAAGTCCGACCACCTCCCTGAAAGTTGGGGTTACTGCCACCAGTGCAGTTTATTAAAGACGTTCCGGCATTAAACGTCAGATTTGTAGTGGTGGTAAAGTCTACGGGAGTGATTGACGAGGATAGCGTCAAGGTAGACGAGCCGAGAGTTACTGTTCTTGTAGAAGAGCCTGATGAAGAAAATGCGGAGCAACTAACGGCAAAGTTACCTGTATTGAATGTTCCACTTTGTACAATAATTGCTTGAGACGAAGTAAAAGCACTACCTAACGTCCAACCCCCACCTGCGCCATTAAAAAAAACTGGACTACTGCCCAAAGAGGTGCCGTTAGTGGTGACGGTGCGGCCAGTGGTTGTAGATACAAAGTTAATGCTTCCTGAATTGTTCCAGGTAGTAGTTCCAGCGGCAAACGACAAACTGCCATAGACATTAATAGCTCCAGAACCAGCAAATGTTACGGATCCAGCAGATACTGTGATATTTAAACAGCTAACCGTACCTTCCGCCCCTGAAATAGTGACGGTATATGTTGTGGCTTGGTCAAAAAATACGTTGTCAGCTGATGTTGGTACGCTTGCTCCCCCTGCACCACCTGAAGTAGTTGACCAGGGGGCCGTGCCCGACGTAGCAGTCCACGCCGCTGTTCCCCCTACCCAGTAGCGGTCTGCCATTTATGCCTCCTGTAGAGGAGGCTCTTCTGTCGGCGGGCTGGTCACAAAAGTAATCCAGTTATCCAGACGTTGCTGCTTCATGGTGTCGAGTTCCGTATCAGACAGCCCATGGTCATCCGGCAGATGCAACGCATCCCGGAATACCCCGTGCGGCGTATCGAATTCAAACACAATTGCAACCACTGGTTACCCCAGATTAGCCAGCAAGGCTGAATGTATAGGTGACTTGCAACGTATCGCCAGAAGCAACAGATCGGTCTCCTGGAGCGGAAAAGTCCGCCGCAGAGAACAAGGTGCCCGTTGTGCCCGATTTGGTGTTGTCACTAATAAGGAAAGCACCGCCCACCGTGTTAGTCGCGTTAATGGTGAACGACGCCGGTGATGCGCTGTTGGTAACAACAGACGGGTTGGCGTTGGTAGCAGAAGCAAAGGTTGCTGCGGGGCGTGTAGCGTTGCTGTAGGGCACCACTTCAGTCCAGCCAATGTGCGACGAAGCTGTGTCCGTGGCGGCGGGGGTATTGGATGCTGCCGCTCCATACAAACCAATATACCAAGTAGTAATCTGTGTGGTTGAGGTCAGCGCAACACCTGCCATGTATTGAAGGCCGACGTTAACAACCAGGTTCGACTCTTCGGCAGACCACTTCAGTTTGCCGTCTTTGTCAAAACACTGCATCAAGAAACGTCCAGTAGCACTAGCCGTTTCAGAATGTCGTGTGCCCGCAATCAGACCAGAAGAAACAGAGTCCTTGGCGTGGAGTTTTTCAATTGACATGGTGTTTCCTTAAATTGAGGAACGAATGAGAGCTGCCGAGGCCGTGTTAGCGGGCATCGTGATTGTAAACGTACTCGTGGTCGTTTTGTCTGAACCAAAATCCAAAACCGCTATCGACTTGTCACTCTTACTGCTGTTATAAATCAGGGCGCAACGCGCAGTAAAAGCACCGGGATTCCAGACAACATTATCAAAATTGACGTAGGCCGTATATCCAGAGGTGTTGACTGTAATGCCAGTCATTATTTCACCCCCTGCGGCGTAGCCCGTAGCCACAATCTCATTGGATATGGAATAGGCTGTGGTGTCTGCGTTTAAATTGGCATTACCGTCATACAGGGCGATCTTGATTACATCCGTGGTCAAGTCATGGATGCCCTGGTATAGCTCCGCTTTGAAGCTGGTGGTCTGGGTTTGGACGATGCTCATTTGACCGGATTCCTAACCTGACCATCACGATAAGCGTCCATGCGCTGTTTGCCGTCGCCCAGGTTCTTGAGCAAACCAATGGCTTGGATGTACCGGTTTTGGTACAAGTCCACCATATCTTTGTCGCCCTTCATATAGGTGATGGCCTCCATCATGGTGCCATTCAACAAGGCCGTGTCAAAGTTATCACCCAGCCAGGTCTGACCAGCAGTCACAATGGACTCGGGGTAGTAGTAATAATGCAATTCTGCGTAGTAAGCCTGATCCGGCGTTGGCCCCAATATAAACGACAACTCGTTTACATCATTGGACTGAGGGCCAAAGATGGCGTAATGCTGGGGGAGAGCACGATATCCAGGATTTGGATATGCCTCACGCATGAAGTTAACATCCTTGTTGAGGAGATACAGATAGTCTCCCTGGAATGTTACTGAGCCGCTTACAGTGCCACTGTTTGCCACAGACAACGTAATGGTAGTGCCATTAATTGATGAGACAGTGGCCCCAGTACCAATCCCGGTTCCAGAAACATACATCCCAGTGGTAATGCCGGAATTAGAAGATACAACGATAGTGCTCTGACTGCTCGTGCCGGTAGCAGTCGGCGTCACATAGGCATAAACAGCCAAGCTGTAAACAGACAAGAAGTCCACTGGGCAGCTCAAATATTTATTGCCGACAGACAACGTACCGGTCACATTCTTGCGCAGGTTCGCAATCTGAACAGAGTTGTAAATATTCTGTTCAGCCTGTCGAATCATCGTGTCCATGTCTGCTGTGGGAAACGTGTTCTCACAGTAGTCTTGAACAGCAGTGACAAGTTCGTTGTATGTCATTTTTACCTCAAGCCATAGGGCCGCGAGACATCACGCCTTTGGTGGCACAGCCAGCGCCGCGCATTTTGATACCAGTTGTCTTGACATCATCACGGGCAGGATTTCCCATGCTGACCCGACGAGCAGGCATTCCACCAGGAGTGGACTCAACGGCGCTCATGCTGTTGGGATCCGTCTGGTATTTATTGGCGCTCTTGACGTTTAAATCTTTGCCGTCCATTGTGTGCGGCTTGGCATAGACGGCGGCAGAACCGACCTCTTTGCCCATCATTTTTTGACTGAACTTAGCCATATTAGCCTCCGCGAGAGGTGGATTTCTGGTTCATGGCCCGGGCCAGATTGCGGCCATACTTCTTCATATTCATAGAAGTAACGCCACCCTTAGCCAACTTGGTCGGGGTTTTGCCGGGGTGCATACGCTTCTCATGCTTATGCACTGCGGCACCAATCATTTTCTTGTCTTGCGCTAGGTCTTTCTTATCCATTTCAGACTCCTTTAGGATATCGTTACTGTACCAACATATGTCGTTGCAACCAAATAATTTGGCGTCAATCCGACATCGAACTCTCGTGCTCCGCCAACCGGTGCCCAACCCCACTGAATATCCCTGGAACCACCTGATGGATACCCATTCACGTTATCTCCAGAGGTAATGTAAGTGTTGTCTCGGCGGGGATTCCTTAGAGCCTGCGGATCCTCCACCGGGAAGGTTCCAAGCATTAACTGCGGCTGATCGGGATCCCAGCACTCCGGGCACACCAGCAACTCATACTTGCGCTGCTTGATGATCTCCGTCTTCAGGTTCTTCAGTTTAAACTGCTGCCCACAGCGGTCGCACATGGCAATCGCTCGGACACCATTTGCAAAACGATTAGGCATTAGGCGGTGCTCCCAATGAACATGGGACGGGGCACAAAGCGATCTGCGGCCTTCTCCCGGTCTTCGCCAGCGGCTAGATTGAACTGCTCATCGTAAGCCGCCTTTAGCATCTCAACCCGCTGGGACAGCTCGGGCACCTTCATGGCGATGTGATAAGCAAGACCTGCGGCCATGGCTGGGTAGAAACGGAAATTAACGTCCTGAGTCTGCACCCCCGACCCTGCGTCCTCAATCCTGCGCATTCTCCAGTAACGGAAAATGTAGTACGGATCCTGCTCCGTGCCTTGATCAGGTACAGGCCATACTGTAATCTTAGGGTTATCCCTTAGTCTCTGCACCCAAACCTGGATAGGACGAGCCTGAGACAGTTTGTTTGGGATGGTGGCATAGGTAGAAACACTAATGCGGGTGATCGTCAGGTCTGCCTGGGTGGAGACATTCCCCTGCCCGGTACGCACTACATGCTCCAGCAGGTCGATGGTATCTGCGGGGAGATCGTACTCAGCCTGACCCTGGACGAGGTTTACATAACCTTCGTCAATCGTCCACATATTGATGCCACGGTTCTGCCACTCGATGGTCATCAGGTTCATGGAACGACGGGCGGTGCGCAGATCGTAGCCAGAACGCATTTCACGACCGGCACGCTCCCACGCCTCCTCCGCAAGTTCGGTGAACTCCAGATTGAAATTGGTTGTGCCGGATACTGCCATGATTAACCCTTGGCTGCGTTCATGTTGTCAATCAGGTTCGGGTAAGGCCGTCCAGCAGCCTTAGCCCTGGCCTTGGCCTTGGCCTTCTTCTTTGCAGACAGGCTCTTAGGAGCGCCAAGGCTTTCAGGCCGTGGCTTGCTCCACACCTCGCCACCCTTCGCATATTCGGTGAAATCGGTGTTATCCCGGCGTGCCTTACGCACCCCAGAAGGCATCTTGCTGGGGGCGATGTCCCCCATTCCACGGCTTGCCATCATGTCACTTCCCCTTCATGTATCCACCGCCGCACATGATCATTTTTCCACGGGTTTTGCCCCGTTGAGCGATGCCATCTGCACGTTTGGATGCTGAACCAATAGACCCGCCAGAAGCCTTTTTGACGGGCTTTTTGGGCTTCAAAATGCCGCCATCAGGCTCTTGGGGAACAGGGACGCCAGACCCTTCAGTCCAGACTGAATCGCCCTTGGTTTTCTTTTTTTCCAGTTCTTCGTCGTGCATGGTACACCTCAGCACATCTTGCCACGGGTCTTGCCACGCTGGGCAATACCGTCAGCACGTTTAGACGCAGAACCTACAGAACCGCCCTTGGCGTAGGCTTCAGGATTGGACTTGCGGCCACGCTCACGGATAGATCCAAAGAAGTCGGAAATACTACGCCCGATTGCCCCGCCAAAGTCAGGGCGCTTAGACTCAGATTTTTCCCGGGTCTTGCCACTGAGATCGCGGTAAGTTTCTTTCTTGGCAGACGGCGAGGGTGCGGCACGGCCACGGCCCTCATTGCTGTAGTTCTCATTCGGACGAGCTTTGGGGGTGGACGGTTCCGTTTTGACAACAGTCTTCTCGACCATGGTTGCCTTGGGCGTAGGCTTCATAACATCAGGAGAAGCCTTGGCACGAGGAATAGGAGTTTCCTTCATGCGGGGCTTGGGCATCTCTTGTTGAGAAGCCTCAGTGTCCCGCATGCGCTTTAGGATCTCTTCTCCTCTAGCCTGCTCCATGATGGCTTGAGAATCCTCAGAAGCATTTGCAGCCTCCAACGGATCCACATCTCCGCCCTCTTCAAATTTGCGCATTTTGCGTTTTGCCATGGTGTTCTCCTCAGCACTTGCCGCCGCGCATCATCCCTTTGGATGAGCCAGCCATCTTGATAACCTTACCCTTGGTTTTTGCCTTGGTGGTAATTCCATCACGGCTGGGTGATGCTGTTTTAACAGCGCCCATTTTGGAAGGAGCAACGCCACCGCCCTTGCTGTAATACTTGGGGCCAAAACTCTTAGCCATACCCTGGGGGGCAGTGGTTGTAGTCCGCACTGCTGGAGCCGGAGCCTTTTTGGCAGGTGCCGACTTCATTTGAACGGGGGGCAAACCAGTGGTGATACGAGGTGCGACGGGCATAGAGCCTCCTTGTGAAAATTTGCGGCCTTTGTCCGCCTTACTAAAATCTTGCCCCACGGACTGTGGGACACCTACCTTCTTCGCAAAAGCCTGGTTATGAGCCACGGCTTCCATGAAGTTGTGCTGTTTACGACTAGCTGAGGGCACTTCGTTGCTCCCGAATGATCATGTCAATCTTGTCGTTCAACTTGTCGAACCGACTGTCTATATGAGCAACTATCTTGTCGATCTCCGCCTGCGTCACGTTGTCCCGTGCAATCTCCTCCCGTGTCCTGTTCAACAGGATCTGGATTCGTTGCAACTCGGCTGACTTTTCCCTCAGATTCCAACTGAGTAACCCGATGAATGTAGTCAGCAAGACGTTCCACAGCATCATCTCCATGATCAGCAATTCCAAGCTCTAAGAGATTTATTGATCCGCGAGTTCGGGTCTTTTGCCGTTTTCTCGGATGTGAGCTTCTTCTTCATCCCACTCATCCTTGCGCAAAAAGAGTCTCGGCGTGAGCCGCCTTCCGGCTGGGGAGGCTTCAAGTTCATGCCCTGTTTTTTGGCAGAGGCGCGACCCTTGGCGTTCAGGCCACCATTCGGATTCTTGCCTTCCTTGCGTTGCCATGCTGGTGATTTAGCCATATGCGACCTTCAGTTGTGGTGTGCAGTACTCTTCAATAAGCGGCTTCAAGGCATCTTCCTCAAAGTTACGCTCAAATTCTTCAGTGCCTACATGCGCCAAACTGATGGTCGGATCAAGGAAAATGTCGAAACCTTCAGCGGTCGCACGGTCACAGAACAGGTAGTCTTCTCCGTAATATCTTCCGTTGTAAACGCCGAAGTCGAATATCGCATGTTCATCACGATTTTTTGTGTCGTTGATATAGCGCCATTCGGGGTGATTCTTGACCATGGTTTCTAAGACATGCCGTTGGATCATCATAAATCCGGTTCCGATTCTGCGAATCTGGAGCATGCCGTTGTCGTCAAAAACCAATTCGTTTGTATCCTCATCAACATGGATGTCCATGAAGAACTTACGATCCGCACCACGGCGAGGATAGACCCCTGCGGTGATGTCTTTACCCAGGCTAATAGCCAAAAGACGCATTACTGCGTCCGGTGTGATGATCACATCTGAATCTACAAACAACAGGGTATCTGCGTCTGTTTCCAGGAAATCCGCCACCAAGGCGTTTCTTGCTTTGGTGATTAAGGAGCAACCAGATATCTGGCTGATATAAAGCGTCACACCGAACTTTGCGGTCTCGGCGGCTAATTGCGTTAAGGCAATCGCAGTCTTGATGTTTACACGCCCGTCATAAGCGGGAATGGCAATCATCAATTTGCGACCTTTAAGGTCAATGTGACGTTTTTGTTCAGCCATAGAATGCCACCGCAGTGCAGCTTGCGCCGACAGTAATCACCAAGCTGGTTTGAACCAGAGCACCTTCTCCAGGCAGGAGAATGTAGTCGCTTCCAGCGGCGGCAATTGTGAAAGTGAATAGCGTGGTTGCGTTGTCTTTAACGACAACAGAACTCGCGCCAGAGGCGCTGTAATACAGACCCTTTAAACGAGTACGCCCGTTGTACGCAGTGGTGTCTGAACTTGCTGGGCAGCTAACGCCCTTTACGTCTGTTTGCATCATAACTAATCTCCTTTTAAACAGGGGCCAAAGCCCCTGAGATTAATTAGTTCTGGGTGCCAACAGGGTAGCCAACGCCGTCAGATCCACGGACAGTGTAGGTCACGCTCAACACGCCAGCAGAAGCGGCGGTAGCAGTGAAACTCAAAACTTTATCGGTAGTACCAACGTTAGCCATCGTGCCAACGTTTGCAGCCGTAACGCTCAGAGAGTTTAAACCAGCAGCAGTAGACAGCGTGCCAATAATGGTTCCGCCAACAGTAACGTCAGGAGTACCAGCAGCACCAGTCGTCATATAAGCCTGAACTTGATGGATGATCGATCCTGCCGGGATCATCACGGTTACAGCAGAACTGGCAACCAAAGTAACTTGCTGAGTAACAACAGAAGCGCCGGTGTTGCGAACGGTGCCAGCGGTGGTGCCGGTGGTATCTTTAACAGTGCCCAGCAACCAAGGGCCAAGGTGAGTAGCGAATCCCATGGTGGGTTCCTTTCATGCGTTTAAAGCGTACCAATCTTGCATGCCAGTCCGCCGGGACGGTTTGATACGCCGGAAAGCCCGGTTTGTTTAAATATACACCAAACGAAAATAAAAGCAATAAAAAAAGGGAGCCGAAGCCCCCTTTTTTCTCCGTCGATCAGGACGAACCGGGAGATCCGAAAATCCCCAGCGGATCCGACACGCCGAACGAATAACGCTCACGAGCCTTGTAACGGACGTTACCGGTGTCGAAGTCGCCATCCATGTTGGTAGCCAGAGGCATACGCACGAAGTGCTTCAGACCGTTGGGAACGTCAGTCGTCAGGAACCAGCCGTTCGTATCCGTCAAGAAGTGGTTAACGGTGTAGCCATCAGGGATGGAACCGTTGTTCTTCAGGGCGTTGATGTCGTTGTCGGTCGTACCAACGCGCAGCTCGGTTTCAAGCAGGCGGGTAGCCACGAACATCAGGTTCGGAGGAACGATCAGCTTTTTGGGCTTGGCGGCGATCAGCAGGCCACGTTCGTCCGTCCAGCCAGCGATCTGAATAACTGCGTTTTCCAACGAAGTTTCGTTCAGGTCAGCGGCGGTCGTCGGGCGGTTGCTGTTGGTGCCACCAGAGATCAGGGGGTGAGCGGTGTTACACAGGGAAACGCCGTCGCCGTAGGTCACAGAGGTGTTGAACGCATTGTTCAGCACGTTTGCGGCCTTGACCTGCTTGGTGTACGCCATGGCACGAGCCAGAGCCTTGGTATAGCGGCTGGACAAGCTGTCATACAGGTTGTCTTCCACTGCTTCTTCCGTGATGGAGAAGCCCATAGCAATGGTTTCGTGGGTGTAGCGTGCAGTCCAGGCTTCCTGGGCATTGTCGTACTGGATCGCAGAACCTTCGTTCTTGACCGGTGCGGCAGAGAAGCCAGACAGCTTGGTTTCTTCTTCAAACGAACGCTCGGAGGTTTCGGTCTCATAAATCTCTTTATGTTCCTCACCGTAACGGGCGTACTCCAGGCCGAACAGGGCGTTCAAGCCGGGGAGCAGTTCTTTAAGTAGTTGTGCGCGTGAAATAGCCATGATTCAGCTCCTTATCAAGCCACGCCAGTGGTGTTGTTGTACTGGTGCGTATTGATCTTGACGAGCAATTCGTAGTAGTAAGTAGTACCACTTACAACAACGGATGTGTCAGGAACAACGTCAATCACACGCAGGGGGATAGTTGCGGTCGTGCCAACGCCGGTAGCGACAACACCAATCGTCGAATCGCCAGTAACAGTGGAACCACCGTTCTGAGCCATCGGGACGTTTTGACCAACAACTGAACGATCTGTGTAGGTGATCGTGGTGCCAGAAGACACAACGGCCACTTTATACAGGGCGTTCGGATCGTCCACCACATAGGCATAAGCCGGATTGGCGGCGGTAGACAGAGCGGCGGGGTAGCTTTGACCCTGCACGGTCTGACCGTTTGAGTTGACATACTGGCAACCTACCAAAACGCCACAAGGAGTAGCTGCGTTGGTGCTGGTGTCAGCGACGAGATAACCACCGCTCAGTTTTACGGTAGCGCCATTCAAAATGGCGGTTGCGTAGCCTGCGGCAATGGGAATCTGGCGAATCGCGCCTGCATACGGCATTCCGTCAACTCGGTTGACAGGTTTTAGGCCGTAAGGAGCGCTTACTGTGGGATAAGCCATTTGAGACTCCTAAAAGTTTAAACACTTCTTCCGATAGTGACCTGAGTGCGCTGGTCGTTAAACTTGCGCATACGAGGATCATTATCACGCATGAAGCTGTTTTCAACGGACAACACCTGCTGATTGGCCTGATTCAGGTAATAAGCATCACGTTGTTCGACGAATTCAGCCGGGGTTTTGCAAAGCAACAAACCACCAATTTCAAGTCCGTCCGGGAAACGCCCGTTAGGGTTATTCAAGAAACGGAGTTTGGGTTGAGTTGAAGCCTTGACAGGTTCCCATCCCTCACGGAATTTCGTCGAAATATTAACAGCGTCAGGAGAGTTCAACATAGACATGCGAATCCAACGGAACTTCCATCCATCTTCTGGATCAGGATCCGGTAGCAGAGTAGGCGGCATCCATGCTTTAGGACGCTCCATCTCAGAACGCATTTCCAATTGACGAGGTTCTCTTTTCTGTTCAGCCATTATTATTTCTCCTTAAAACCGCAACCTCCCGTGCATAACGCTCCAAAGGAATGTTAAGCCGTTTGGCGATATTTACCTCAGATGCCGTCAGCGTGATCTTCTTGGGAGCCACGCTTCTGGAAGCAGAAGCAACAACATTTGCATTGGGGCGCTGATTCGCATCGGCGGGTTTACCAGAGGCAAACTTCTCTGGAAACACTTGGCGTAACCTACCATCAATGCGCTGATAGTATTCGTCACTTTGAGGATTAATCCCCTCCTCCACAACCAACTTCTCATGCAACGCAAGTGCGAAGCCGGTCATTTCTCGGTCAGTCCCAAACCAGTCATTGGCACGCCGCCAATTCTCTGCCTTGGGATCAACCTTAACTTGCGGTTCAGTTATTTGTACCTGATTTTTCTCTTCCTGTAAAGGTTTAGGTTTAAAATTGTTGACACGGTCAGCCTTGATCTTGGCTGCGGTGATCTCTTCCTGAGCCGCCACAAGGGCGTCGGAATCGCCGTTTTCGTAG